GTGAAGTTGACTAGATGAGGAGTTGAGGATGGCGTCGAAGAAACTTACTGATCGGGATGAGTTCCCCTCGGACCCGTTTAAGGTATTTCAGCATTCGCTGATGGTGGAGATGGAACTGGCGAAGATGGAGCATGAACGGGTTTATGGGATAGACAGAGTGATTGACCTGGTGGATGCCGAGTTCCGGAGAAAGGTCAACGCGCAGCGGGAGCGAATCTGGGAAGCCAGCCAGGCGCGTGACGAGGAGCGGTTGGAGAAATCTATCAGGGGAATGATCGCGGCCTACAAGGCGCTCACCAGGTGGGCGACTGAGGCAGGCATTGAGCAGATGCCTAAAATCGATTGCATGGAACACCGGATGGCCGACGGGAGCCTGATGGTGATAGTGAGGGATAAACAGATGGCGACCTGGTACGAGCAGTTCCGCAAAGAGCCAGGCGCGAGATCGATCTGGACACTCGCGGAGATTGAGTTGGTGATGACGGGTCCGACGCTGACTCAGGTACGCGAGATCAAAGCGTTGATCCCTGGGGCGAAAATGGTTCCCGTGACGCCGCAAGGTAGCAGCGGGTTTGAGGAGATGCCGAACGACATCGACATCAGCAAACCATTCAAGGGCGGCAAGTTATTCGACACACAAGCAGCAGAAAGGGCACGAGATGAGCGCAGGACGTGATTTGTGGGACGAGTTGGTACGCAGGGTGCTTGCGGTAACAAAAAACGCTTGGAGGGTCATCTGATGCCTGGTAATCCAAAGGTCCACCGTGATGTGGCATTGCTCAACGAACTCGATGAGGAGATGATCTTTCTGATGTTTGAGGAGGGTAAATCTATCTCAGACATCTGCATCGGGATGGGTGTCAGTAAGCGTGCGCTCGACAGATGGATAGATGAAAACGATCATGGCGCTAAAATAACGCGCGCGCGCACACTCGCGGCAGACAAATTCGCTTGCGAGTTGGTGACCATTGCGGACAGCGTCGATGACGCTAACCAGGGCAAGCCTGGCTACCAGATCAAAACGCGCCAGTGGCTGGCGGAACGCTGGGACAGGAAGACCTACGGCACTGACAAAGCGCAGTCGGTGAACATTTCCATCCAGGGTTTACGCATGGAGGCGCTACGCCACGTCGAGGTGGTTGAGCAGTTATCCACAGACCAGATGCCAAAGTTATCCACAGAATGAGTGCATTTGCTCAAATATTAAGCAGAAACAGGCATAACTACCCTGTTTTCATTCACATAATGGACACTGTGTTAAGTAGTTTGCTCGCACTAAGTGCAGACGCGCAGCGAAATACTCAATGGAATCATAGGCTTACGCGCACCATAGCGCAGCGTCAGAGGGGACGCGCAGCGTGCTGAGTTATCCACAGGCTGCAGATCGTTTGTTCGCTGCACGAACTAACCTGGCCGGTGGCCGACCCCCCCGTGGGCCGCTGGCGGCGGGGCGGTTGTGGCAGTACCTAAACACCTACCGATTCCACGAACCCGCATTCCCCCTGACCCGCACCTTGCCTGACCCCCTACCCCCTACCTGATTGCGCACTATGGTTACAAAAAAAAATTTGGAAGTTCCCGAGAACCCGTTTATCGAGTTTGCGTTGCGCTACCGAAACGACCCAGTGCTGTTTGTCAGGGAGGTGCTGAACACCGAGCCTGACACTTGGCAAGTGGAGTTTCTGAATCACATTGCTAAGGGAAACCGACGCATTAGCGTACGCTCCGGCCACGGCGTGGGCAAGTCAACCGCCAGCGCCTGGGCGATGCTCTGGTATCTGTTCCTGCGGTTCCCTGTCAAGATTGTCGTTACAGCGCCAACGTCAAGCCAACTTTACGATGCCCTGTTCGCGGAACTGAAGCGGTGGGTGAAGCAGCTACCGCCCATGCTGGCCGACCAGTTGGACGTGAAGCAGGATAGGGTCGAGGTAAAGGAGGCTCCCAACGAGGCGTTCATCTCGGCCAGGACAAGCCGAGCAGAGCAGCCCGAAGCACTCCAAGGCGTCCACAGCGACAACGTCATGCTGGTGGCAGACGAGGCCAGCGGCATCCCCGAGGCGGTGTTCGAAGCCGCAGCAGGCTCGATGTCGGGGCACAAGGCGGTGACGTTATTGCTGGGTAATCCGGTGCGCTCCACTGGTTTCTTCTACGACACCCACAACCGCCTCAAGGATGACTGGGTGACGATGAAGGTGAGTTGCGCCGACTCGCCCCGCGTCTCTGAGGCGTACCTGGGAGAGATGGCGGCACGCTACGGCGAGGAGAGCAACGCCTACCGAATTCGCGTGCTGGGGGAGTTTCCCAGGTCAGATGACGATACCGTCATCCCTATGGAGTTGCTGGAGATGGCGCAGCAGCGAGACGTTGAGCCGAGTCAGTCAGCGCCAATGGTTTGGGGTCTGGACGTAGCGCGGTTTGGAAGTGATCGGTCGGCACTCTGCAAGCGCAAGGGTAACGCCGTGACCGAGCCGATCAAGACCTGGAAGAACCTGGACCTGATGCAACTCACAGGCGCGGTGGTCTCCGAGTACGAGTCCCTGCCACCGTCCGAGCGACCGACTGAGATCCTGGTGGACAGCATTGGCCTGGGCGCGGGAGTGGTTGACCGGCTGCGGGAGTTGAATCTGCCTTGTCGCGGCATCAACGTGTCTGAGAGTCCAGCGATGGGCGCGACGTACCGGAATCTAAAGGCCGAGTTGTGGCACAAGGCCAAAGCCTGGCTGGAGGGGCGGGACTGCAAGATGCCCAAGGACGAGGCGCTGGTGTCGGAGTTGGCAATCGTCCGGTATTCGTTCACCTCCAGCGGAAAGATTCAGATTGAGGGTAAGGATGAGATCCGCAAGCGCGGTTTCCCGAGTCCTGACAGGGCAGACGCCTTTTGCCTGACGTTTGCCTCAGACGCGGTGATCGGAGCATTTGGCGGTGCTAAAGTGTCCTGGAATAAGCCACTGCGCAGGAATCTTCCTCGCGTTGCATAATGCGGGGGCGTACCAACACGCATGGGGATTAGCTAGTCAGGGATGCCCAAGCAGATACATGCCACTGGTCTGCTAACACAGGAATACCCACTAGTCCCCAGCCGTGTTGGTGAATGCCTATGCTAACCGTGGCGATAAAACCGTGTGTTTTCACGGCCCCGCAAGGGTGAGGCGGTGACAGTCGGAGAGACGACAACCTATTTTCTGAAGGAGCGAACCATGAAGATTGACAAGGCCGCCAAGAAGATCGCAAAGGTGATGGGAGAGTACAAGTCGGGCAAGCTGCACTCGGGCATGACCAAGCGCGTGGTGAAGAATCCCAAACAGGCAATCGCCATCGCGTTGTCCGAAGCTGGTAAGTCCAAGCCGAAGGGGAAGATGTAATGGCTACACGCGACGTACCCGCTAAGTACCAGGCGGCAATGAATCAGATGATGACCTCCGAGAAGGAGGTGGCGAAGTGCCCTATGCCTACCCAAGACGTAGTGCTGAATCTGAAGAATCGGGCGAAGGCGATCACCACTGCCGCCTACGGCCCTGAGAATCCCGCGCTGCCGAACACGGCCTACTGGAAGAAGAAGGCTGACACCTGGGACGTGAGCATCGAAGATTCAAAGAAGAGTCTATGCGGTAACTGCGCGGCGTTTAACGTGCAGGACTCGATCAAGCAGTGCATTGCTAAAGGAATTGGAAATGAAGCAGACCCCTGGGGAACGATTGCGCTGGCTGATCTCGGATACTGCGAGATCTTTGACTTCAAGTGCGCGGCGAGTCGGACTTGCGATGCGTGGGTGGTTGGCGGGCCTAATGACGGCAGCGCAGACTCTGAAGAGCCTGTGGACACGAAACTAGAAGGCGGCGTAGAAGAATGAAAAAATTTGGACTCTATTCGGCAATCAACGCCAAGCAGAAACGGATCGCGGCTGGCTCCGGCGAGAAGATGAACAAGCCTGGCACAAAGGCAGCGCCCAGCGCAGCCGACTTCCGCAAGGCGGCCAAGACGGCCAAACCGGTGAAGAAGTGACAGCGGCCTGGACGCGCAAGGAGGGTAAGTCGGCCACTGGAGGCTTGAACGCCAAGGGTCGCGCCAGCGCCAAAGCCGAGGGCATGAATATCAAGCCACCAGTGAAGTCCGGCGACAACCCGCGTCGGGCGTCATTCCTGGCGCGGATGGGGAATATGCCTGGCCCTGAGATGAAGGACGGGAAACCGACCAGGCTGCTGCTGAGCCTGAATGCCTGGGGCGCGTCAAGCAAGGCAGACGCCAAGGCGAAGTCCAAGGCCATCTCCGCGAGGAACAAGGCCAAGTGATATCACCCATTGCAATCAGCACCGTCCATGGGAAGAATCTCGCGGTGATGTTGGCGTCTATCCGCGAGTACTGCCCCGAGATTCCGGTTTATCTGCGCGGTCCGGCATCAGTCCTGGACCGGTTCGACGCCGACGTGAAGCTGATCGGGTCACCAAGAAATTTCGGCGATGACTACAACGATATCATCAAGTGCGCACTGAAGGATTTCGACTCTGTCGTGGTGGCGAATGACGATATTGTCCTGACCCCGTCAAGCTACCGCGTCCTGCTGGATGACGTGGAAATCGTCAACGACATGGGTCTGAACCCTGGTTGGATGGCGTCACGCTGCGATTGGGCGCGTGCGGTGCAAAACATTCGCTGGAACCCCGAGGGTGAGGCGTTTGATATGTGCCGGTTCACGTCAGAGTCGAAGATCCGGCAGTCTGACGTGATCTCGCCCATATTCGCCTGGATCTGTGCAGATGCCTTTACCAAGTGCCCATTTCCACCACTAAATTGGTTCTCAGATGACGTGCAGTGTGCTGACCTAATGGCACTCGGGTACAAGAATTTCGTGAGCGCGTCCTATGTCCACCACGTCGGGAGCCAGACTGTTGGCGTAGATGCCAACGCATTAACCCACCAGGCAATGCCCTGGCTTATGAAGAACCGACCCCAATATGCCAAACAGTGGTTTAACTCTTAACCTGGGGTCCGGCAAGGACTACAGGGATGACTGCCTCAACGCGGACATCCGACCAGACGTAGGCGCAGATTGGGTGGTGGACATCTCCGACCTACACATTGGTGGGATAGTCAAGTGGAAGGATCAGTTTGTGCCCATCAAGCGCGGAGGCTTTGAGCGCATCATTGCCTTTGACGTTTTGGAGCATATCCCCAACTTGGTGAAGGCCATGACCAACTGCCGCGATCTGCTGGCTGATGGCGGCGAAATGCACATCGTCGTGCCTTACGAGTTAGGTCTAGGCGCCTGGCAGGACCCGACGCACGTCAGAGCGTTTAACGAGAATTCCTGGGTGTACTACTGCGGCTGGCACTGGTACTTGGGCTGGAAGGATTACCGGTTTGACGTGACGCACCTGGACTACAAGCTGTCCGAGTATGGGAAAACCCTAGAATTGGGACTAGACGAGTTGCTGCGCACGCCTCGGGCGGTAGACAGTATGTACGTCGTACTTAGAAAGATACCCGTATGAACATGAACGAATTGCCAATTACCACCGACGTGGCGGCGCAGGAGCAGATGGACGACACCGAACTGGAGGCGATCATCGGGCAGGACCTGACCGACGCCGTCAGCTACATTGATTCCGACATCTCGCCTATTCGGGCGATGGGTACTGCCTACTACCGCGGCGACCCCTTTGGCAACGAGGAAGATGGGCGTTCCCAGGTGGTTGCTATGGAGGTGCGCGACACCGTATCGGCCATGATGCCCAGCCTGATGCGGGTGTTTTTCTCCAGCGAGAACACTGTCGAGTACGTCCCCGAGACACCGGCAGACGTGGAACACGCCAAGCAGGCCACTGACTACGCGAATTTTGTATTCAACCGTGACAACAACGGTTTCATGACCACCTACGCCATCTTCAAGGACTCGCTGGTCCGCAAGTGCGGCATTGCGAAGTTCTGGTGGGAGGATTCCGAGAAGGTGGAGATTACAGACTTCAGCGGCCTGGATGACCAGACCCTGCAAATACTGATGCAGGAGCAGGCCGAGGTCAAGATTGTTGTCAGCTACCCAGATCCTGACGCGCCACCCATGCAGCCACAAATTGACCCAATGACGGGTCAGATGATGCCTCCTCCACCGCCTCCCATGCTGCACGACGTGCAACTCAAGCGCGTCACCAAGGACGGGCGCATCAAGATCATGGCAGTGCCGCCCGAGGAGTTGCTGATTGACCGTCGTGCGCGGTCATTTGACGATTGCAGCCTGATTGCGCACCGGAAGATGGCGACTGTCGCCGAACTGGTGGCGATGGGCTACGACGAGGACGAGGTGCTGGACAACGTCACAGCATCCGACCTGGATGACAACGAAGAGTACCTGGCACGCCAGCCGCTGGCAACTGCCATCGGGCAGACCGATAGCGCCAACCCCATGCAGCGCCGCGTCCTGTACATCGAGGCGTATGAGCGAATCGACTACGACGGCGACGGTATTCCCGAGTTGCGCAAAATCTGCTGCATGGGTTCCGGCTACAAGGTCGTGCGCAACCTACCCGCGTCCTACATCCCTTTCGTGGATTTCCCCTGCGACCCCGAGCCACACACCAGCCCCATCGAGGCGATGTCCATTTTCGACATCACCCACGACATCCAGGAGATCAAGTCCGAAATCCTGCGCAACACGCTGGATTCCCTGGCTCAGTCCATCCATCCCCGCACTGCGGTGGTCGAGGGACAAGTCAACATGGACGACGTGCTGAACAACGAGACCGGCGCCATCATTCGTATGCGTGCCCCTGGCATGGTGCAGCCGTTCTCCAGCCCGTTTGTCGGGCAGGCCGCGTTCCCCATGCTGGACTACATCGACCAGATCAAAGAAGACCGTACCGGCATGAGCAAGGCCGCGATGGGTCTGAACGCCGACGCATTGCAGTCCAGCACCAAGGCGGCGGTGGCCGCCACCATCAGCGCGTCCCAGGGCCGTATCGAACTCACGGCGCGGATGATGGCCGAGGGCATGAAAAAATTATTCAAAGGCATCCTGTTCCTGATGGTGACGCACCAGGACAAGCCCCGCATGATTCGCCTGCGCGATCAGTTCGTGGAGATAGATCCCCGCGCCTGGAACGCCAACATGGACGTGAGCATCAACATCGGGTTGGGTAACGGCGACACCAACGAGCGCCTACAGGCGTTGATGATGATTAGCGCCAAGCAGCAGGAGGCACTGACCCAGCTAGGCCCACAGAACCCGCTGGTAAGCCCGTCGATGTACGCCAGTACCCTGCGCAAGATCGTGGAACTTAGCGGGTTCAAGGACTCCAGCCAGTTTTTCAACGACATACCCGCCGACTACCAGCCTCCACCAGCACCACCTCCCAAGCCGACACCAGAGGAGGTGCTGGCCGAGGTCCAGGCGAAGAGCATCGAGGCCGACATCCAGAAGAAGGCCGCCGAGTTGGAACTCAAGCGCGAGCAGATGATCCGCGACGATGACTTCCGACGCGACGAGTTGGCTCAGAATGGACTACTAAAGAAATACGAATATGAGTTAAAGTACAACGCACAGATTAGCAACGCTGAGATTCAAGCTGTCACCAGCATGAATCGAGAGGCAACCATCAACCCACCAGGAATGGCATGACAGATCAAGTAATTCGCTCTGGCCGCAAGGCACAGGAATTTTTAGAGGATGAGACGTTCAACACGGCAATCAACAAGATTGAGAACGAACAACTCTGGATTTTCAAGAGCAGCAAACCCGAAGAATCCGCGAAACGCGAGATGGCCTGGTCAATTTTGAGGGCAATAGAGAACCTCAAGAATGAACTCACAAAGACCATCGACAACGCAAAAATGGCGCAGCGTGCGGCAGAACGGGTTAACAAATGACAGAATCACTCAATATGGACGCAGCAGTCCAGGCACTCCAGGCCATACTTCCCGAAGAGGGAGAAAAGTCAACCGACGAGGCGTTAACTGAGGAAACTCAGGCGGCGGTAGATGAAGAATTGTCCGGTGATGCAGACGCATCGGACGATGAAACACCTACCGAACAGTCAGAGGAAGATGAGGAATCAGAGGAGAGCGAAGAGCCGCAGACTTTCACCGTCAAAGTAGATGGCAAGGAAGTTACTGTAACGCTTGACGAACTCCAGCAAGGTTACTCACGCACTCAAGACTAC